GTTATAATATCAGATAAATCCTCTCTATTCCCTACTGCTGTATATGTTGTAATTGCTGCCATTTTTATCCTCCTTAGTTGTTTTTATACTAATCCCATTTGAATTAACAAACTTGCCTGCTCATCGGTAGAACGACCCGCTAAATCTCTTGGGGAAATCTTTTTTTGAGCAGCTTTTTGAGGGTCTCTACCACCAGCATTTTCTACTTGTGGAGGCTCCTTCTTTTGCTGACTCTGTCCCACATTAACAGACTTGGAGTCAGACTGAATCCTCCCTAAATTCCCTTGTGCTGGTGTTTGTTGCTCTGTAAATCCTGCTTGATTTTGCGCCCCTTGCTGTTGTTGCTGCTCTAATATACTTAAAACCCTCTCTCTTGCAGTGTTATACACCTCTAAAAAAGGTACTGGGTCGCCTACTCGCTGAGCTGCCCTTAACGCCTCAACCATAGAAAGTGGCAACTCATTCTGGACAATATGCCTGAAAACCACCTCTACTTGTGGAAATAACGGATCAACTTGCCTAAGATGTTGTTCCGCTGCTTCCAACTTTTGCTGAGCTATTTGCTGTTGCTTATAAAGTTGGACACGCTCAGCCATTCGCCCTTGAATGATAGATTGAGTCTCAGGGTCAAATTCATCAAAATTATCCCCTAATGCAGCTCTGACTTCTGCTTTGGTCTCTTCCATTAGTTTCCGAAGAGTCTCCAAAGGCAGATTAGTCTGAGCTTGCATCTCAATCAAACGAGCTTGACGCTCAATTTCTGCTTTTGCTGCCTCTAATTTCTTTCTCTCTTCTGCAAGCCTCTGAGTTTTACGTGTGTAATCAGCTTGCATAGATTTATAAAAAGGTACTAATTCTTCAGGGATCTTTTTTGGGTCTAACTTATCAATCCCTATTTTTTCTATCTCTTCTTTGGTATAATACTCATTTTCTGGTTGAACAAAATCTTTTTTATCCTGCTTTTCTGTTTTTTCTTCACCTTCCGAAGATTGCCCAACTTCCTCTTTGGGTTCTTCTGTAGGTTTTTCTCCAGCATCTTCCTCTGCTTCTTCTTTTGCGTCGCCATAAGTATTTACAGCAACTACATCTTCTCCATCATTAACCACCAGCTCTCCGTCTTCTGTTAAAGCGAACTCTGGTTTTTCCTCTTCTTTGGGTTGCTGAGCCTGGTCCTGTTGCTCAGTCCCAACTTGTTTAATTTCTTCGCCCATTTTACTCCTCCTCTCTTAAATCTTCTAAATATTTTTCAGCTACTTGGCCATCTTGAATGGCTGTAGCTGCTATTTGCTCAAATAAATTTATTACATCAAGCTCCGCCTTGAGCTGCTCCCACTCCTCCTTGGAACATTGCTGCCATTGATTGTATATCTCCTTCCGACATTCCTCTACCAACTCCTTGAACCTGTCCCATAGCCCCTGGGTTAATTTGCCCTTCAGGTATTGATTGGTTAGTTCCTGTAATCGCTCCTGCTTGTCCACCAACATTTTGTCCCCCTTGTTGTGCTTGTTGCATAGCCAACATTTGTTGCTGCTCTTGCTTATATTTGTCTATATTTACCACAAAATCGTTCACATTCTTTAAACCTGACAACTCCAACATCTTTGCAATTGTGTTGTATATGTGCTCTGGTTTTGCTAGTCCTATTGGGACCAACACTTGCAATTGAATCTGTAATAACTGCTGCAATATTTGTAAGGTCTCTTGCTTCTGTGCTAGCCCAACACCAGCATTGACAATAAAATCAAATTTCCCCTCAAAATCCTCTGAAAATTGAATTTCTTTATTTGTAAGTCTATACACTTGCTCTTTATCAATAAACCTCAGATTGTAACTTAACAGCAGTCTATAAAACCTCTTTATCCCTGTCTCTGCAAATATTCTTGCAATAAGCTCCATTCGCTGGTTTGCAGCTTGCATAATAAGAGAAATACCAGTTGCTGTTTTGTTAAGCGACTTTGAGTCTAATCCTTGGTTATATCTGGTCACTCCGCTTCTGTTTTCCTTGATAGTATCAATATACTCCAAAGCATTAAACGTCGCCCCATGAATCTGCCCAAACGGAACAGGCATAACAATTTGATTAAGTGGGATATTCCCTTTTGTCCGTATATATTTTGCCCCGCTTAAAAGGTCGTTTAAATTTACAAAGTCTTGATTAATGAACATTCTGCCATCGTTCGCAAGGGCAATGTTGTATGCTAGCTCCTTTATCAGCATCGTCTTTAGATTTTGCAGTTGAGCCAGTATAGAAGCAAAACCCTTCCCTAGAGGACTATCGTTTTCTATGATCGGTGAAAGCAACGCAAAAGGTATCTGACCAAACGTATTCTCTTGAACTGACAAAACAACATCGCTGGCTATCGTGCACACAATATCTTCAAGCCTTCCATCCTCATCTACATCAATTTTGCCCCAATATTCGTAAATTGTAATATATTTCCTTGCTTCATCTTCTCCACTATCATCTTGGAATTTTTTGTAATTCTCTATGTTTTCCATAAAAGCATTATCAACCTCTCCACCTCGCTCAATCGCCTCTTCTACATTTCTATAAACTCCTTCATCTTGCTTTTTTCGCAAATAATCCGCTGTAACAAGTTTCCTGTGTATGGCATATCTCATGTCGTTTTGAGATTTGGCATTTGGGTCAAACAAAAATTCATAATAAGGAACAACTTCAAACCTTGGCTGGTTTTTGATTACCCGCTTAGTCTTATATTTCACCTTAAAAATTTGCTTCAAAAGTCCGCTTGCGTCTGGTGCCTCTCCCAAATCCTCTACACTTTCTATCTCTACATCTTCCATCTTCTGCAAAGCATTTAGCTCATCAACACTAATCACTTCCTCATATTTGTCATATTCATACTGCCTATCCCAAACTATCTTGAGCACACCATAATCTTTTGCAAGAGCATCCTTAAACCACCGATAGAAAGACATAAACCCATCGTTCAATCGATTGATCTGAAAATTACAAAGCTTCTGCATTATCTCGGCTATCTCTTCGTCCTCTGCTTCTCTCCCTTCAATACTAATCACATCCTCAGTTCCAAAGAAAATTTTCATAAGCTGAGCTAATACCGTTTCTACCGCATCAGCTATGTCAGTGCTGACAAACTTAGACCGCTTTGACAGCTCTGGCATAAGCTTTTGGTAATATTCTAAATCGCCCTTGTATAACTGAATATTCTCCTCTACCACTGGCCTAACTTCAGCCTCATAATATTTTTCAGCCCTACCTATATCGGCCTTGATAAGCTCTACTAATTTATCGTCTTTTATTTTTCTTCTCATTTAATACCCCGCTGCTGCTGTTGGCATTTCAAAGTCGTCTGCCGTGTAGTCATCTTGCCCTTTAACTTCTTGGTAAACGTCCATATAGCAAGTAAGGGCAACCGCATCTGCACAGTCTGGAGACCTGCCAAGCCGTTGTTTAAGCTTCTCTTTTGGCTCCAAGAACAAACGCCCCTGGTTGTCAAAAACATACCGTATATTTGTCAACTCCATAAGCAAATCACTATCGTTTACAACCTTGAGCCCAAGCTCAAGTTTGTCTTTCAGGTTGAAATACATCTCAGCCCGCATATTCTTGAGCTCTTGTCTAGTCGCTCTTTGACTCACTATCGCTGGAAATACTGGATAAGAAAGTTGCTTGAGCCTATCATACACCCCAGCTCCCAGCCCTATTGTATCCACAAATATTTGATATGGCCTTTGTTTCGCCTTCCTAAATTCCGCAATCACCTGATTCACCGTCTCCATGGTATCAAGCCCATGATATTTCTTGAGCTGATATATGTGCATCCCTCGCCTCTTTGCAAGGACAGTATAGTCATCTCCACCTCTAGCAACATCAAGACCCCATATCTCCAAACCCCTCTCGTCTGCGCATTCTTCCATGTGCATAGCATTGTAAACAAGACTGTACGGGAAAAGATAATTTTCCGTAATATCTACAAATTCTCCATATAACTCTTGCCTAACTATATTCTCTGGCAGGTCTTTTGCCATCTCCCCTATTTCTTCTTTATTAAGAAAGGGATTTTCATATGTGCTGAATTGATACGCCTTTTTCCTACCTGTTTTGTCCTGTTTTGCATCTTCCCAAAGCTCGTAAAAAAGGTTCTTTCCTTTGGGAGTCCCACCAATAATCGCCACACTGTCCTTAAAATCAATCAACATCGGCCTAACTGCATTTTCCCAAAGGTACCTGTTATCCAAAATAATCCCAGCCTCGTTGAGGAAAATATAATGATACCCAAAACCTTCCCAGTTCTCAGGTCTGTCTGCACTCCTAAAATCACACAAGCTCTTGTTGATCGTGATAGTGTTGTCCTGTTTCCGCCACTCCCAAATTTGTTTTGGTAGTTTTTTCAAAATTGGCATCCAATACCGTTCTATGTACCTCCGAATGTTGCCCGTTACAGTATCGCCCCACATAACCTTGATTCCAGGGCGAGCCAACATCTCTTCAACAAAAAATTGGGCAAGCGACCGTGTTAAGCCCAGTCGCCTGCCCTTTGTAATCACCTTGCGTCGTGCTTTGTCTTGGAACAATACTTTCTCCAGGCAAGGCACGTATGAAATTTTGAGGACTACCTCTTTCTTTACCATTCTACTCCCCTGAAGGAGTTTCTCGAACTATCCTGACAACCACCTCTCCAGTCTGTTCCACTTCTTTCTTTTCCACAAGCTCACCCCGCCACTGCAAAGCAAGCTTGAGCGCTTGTGGGTCGCCTTTTTGGGCCTTTTTGATAAGCGCCCGATATATCTTTGGCATTTCCTCTTCAAGTGTCTCCTTCACCAGCTCGCTGCGTAGTTTCCAAAAATCCCTTGCTCCATACTCCCAAATATAAATACGAATGGTGGTATAATTTAAACCTATCTTCTTACATATTTCGCATGTACTTCTATCCCAATTATCAGGCTCTATGGCTGCTAACATAAACTTCTGCAGTTTTCCTGGAAGGTTTTTTATCTTGTCTAAAACTTTTTTTGTTTTTTTCATTGTTATTTGTATATTGATTGTTTATATTTTTTAGCTAAATCTTATCAATTATTTTCTTTCCTGTCAATACTTTGACGTTCAAAATTTTGTACCATTTTTAAAAAAATCTTTCAAGCCACTCACAATCTTGCATATAAATTATTGAAATTATTTGAAAGTATAAAAATTTGTACTATTTTTACTAAAAGTTCAAAAAATTTTACTAAAATTACCCTAAAAATCATTCTTTTTGCTCTTTCAAACTAGCATATTTACTCTAACCAGTTGATTTTATTAGATTGGCACGGTAGTTGATAGTAATGAGTAAAGCGAAAACAAAAAACAAAAAAGGAGGATAAAAATGACGACTTTCATAGAAAGTATAAAAACAGAGATAGAAGAAGAAAAAGATTACCAAGGTTCGTTTGTAGGGATTGTAAAAGGGCAATAAAAAATAAAAAAAAGGAGGATTTAAAATGATTGGAGCATACAAAAAATATGAAGAAATTAAAGATTTAGGCTTAAAAGCTGAAATTTTTAAAGAAGTAATTACCAAAGGCAAAAATTATTTTGAAATAAGAATACAAGATGCCCTGGAAGAGCTTCAGAAGCATCCACGGTATAGTTCAATCAAGTATGTCAGTTGGTTCTACCCTTCCCAAAGTCTAGGGAAGGGGTTGACCGTCATGGAGGTGCACCGTGACGGTTCTATCTCCTTTTGCAGGCGACAAGGAAGGTACTATAGTTTACGCACTTATTAAATAATACCCTCTCTTCCTCACCCCAGCCGTCCATCATGGGCGGCTTTTTTTGGTAGTCATTTTTGGTAGTCGTTTTAAAAACATCTATTCTAATAATTTCAATTGTTTGTAACATTGGTAGTCAAAGTAGTCGTTCTATATTTACAAAGAACAATTTTCATAGTTTTTTTTTAAAAACGGTAAAAAATGCGTGCATAATATATAATATACTATAAAAAAACGACTACTTTGGCTACTTTGACTACCTACCGACTTAAATTGTTGCAATTATTATTTTTTTTTGGTAGTCATTTTTTAGAGAAAAATAAAAAAAACGACTACTTTGGCTACCGGAAATTTTTTTTAATCTTCTATATTATGAGAAATTTCAAATAAACTATAGGGCATATTTTTTGCTGCTGGTATTTTCTTTTTTACAAGGTTTACCCAAGGTTGATTTATTATAGTCGTTTTGTCTAGTTGGAGACTGGCAATCATTTTGTAGAAAGGTCTCCTTTTTACAAGATAAGTAATCCCATTTTCGTCTTTTTTATACCAACCGATAATCTCGCCTACCTTTCTTTCGCTTTGTTCTAAGTAATCATCCATGCTTGGTAGTTTAGCATGGAGTTCTTGCAGAATAATCTCTTTATAATCTTTTTCTGTATATACATTCATTTCGTTAACTTTTTGTGAGGTTTTTACTATTTCTAGTATCCCAGCATTATTTAACCTGTCGTCCTCTGTAATTAGCCCCATTTCGTAGAGCCTCATATTTATATCGTGCATTGCATCTAATGCTCGGATATAATGGGCACTCCCTTTTCTTGTGAAAATAAAGTCGTTTTTTTTATTCTCTTTTACCCAAATTTGTAATAGAGTTCCTTGAGCTTTTTCTCTTAGTATTCTCATTAAGTCTTTTATTTTATCGCCTTTTTCCCCTAACAACTCTTCTTGTGTCTGTGCTGAGATAGAGATTGTTCGTTTAATTAGTCCTTCTGGTCTAACATTTTTTATTCTTTCTACGATATTTGTAATTCCATATTCTCCAGTGGTGATTAAACTGACGTTAAAAGTTTTTGTCTCACGGAAACTTCCATCTCTATTAAGTCTTTTCCTACCTTCTTGTTGTAATAATTGGTAAATTATTTGGGCAACAGTTTCGTCTTTAGCTTCATGTATTTCATCTATAAAAATTGGATAGTTTTGATAAAAGCCAAGGGTTTCAGTAATAGCATTGGCTGTTGCGTTCCATGTGCTTGGTTTTATTCCCATGAGATAACTTGCGTTATTTAGAATAATAGATTTTCCGCAAGATGTTTTGCCAGTAATTTCTAGGCAGAGGCCGTTTTCTTTGTCATGGAGAGTAAAGAGAGAAAACAATATAGGCACAATGGCATAACTACCACTACAGATATGTAAGATTTGTTTTAAGGCCTCTAAATCACTTTTAGCTTTTAAAAAAATATCTTTATTAGAAATCATTTTTGGGATCCAAGTGTAATCTTTTTCGTCTATAATTGCTGGATGGAGATAGCTGGTTTCATTTAGCCACCCGATTTGTAAATAGCCTTTTATTTCTGGTATTTCGTTATCGTTTAAATCATAGCCTCTGTTGAACAATTCGCTTACAATATGGCTCATTGTCCGTGCTTGTTTTTCGGAGAGTCCAAACTCATTGACGTATTTATTTGTAGTATGGGTTGCAATAATTGCTGTGTATGGCTTTGCTTTTTTTGTGAGTTTTGTAATTTTAAATGCAATTATTTTTTTTGAACGGATATCTATAATTTGGCCTTCAGGTTTTAAGATACAATTTGAGATAATTTCATTATAAATTTCTGTTCTATTTTGAACTTTTTTCAAAGTTAAGCAATTTTCTTTGTCGACAAATATATTTTCTAATGGATCTCTTATTGCAGCGTTAAGATGTCTATTTATAGCACTTCTGACTTTTCTTTTAGCCTCTTTAACGTCAAAAGGTGGGTCGCAAGAATTTACAGCCAGTGCCATTAAAATCATTTCTACTTCATCTATAGATGTTTTTGCTTTAATGAGTTGGTTAGCGATATGGAATAACCCTTCGTCTCTATGGTGAAGTATTATTTTATATTTTTTATTCATTTTTATATATTTTTTTATTGGTATAATTT